TAACAATATTTATAATACCGTCAAATTTATCTAAAGAAAACTCACGTGTTATTCTATCTCTGGCCAAAAATATATCGTGTCGTTTTATGCGGTTCCATAAAGTAGTGTTTTGTTGTTCTGCATTTTGTACATATTCTACTCTTTGGTTTTCTTGACTTGCTGATTCTGCTGTTTGATTATGTATTTGGTCTTTTTTTTTGAATCGTCGATTTGTTCTTGTGCCCACTTGGCAGCCTCTTCGGCGGCTTCATTGTCTTGTGCTGGTGGAAAGTCTGTTTCAAGCACAGGTTCCGATTTAGCCACGATGGGCGTGGTATTGGTGAAATGATCAAATGGTTTTAACAAGTAAGGATGTTTGTCAAATACAGTGTCTTTAACTTCTGGTTCATTTTTAACAATGCTGGATTTTTCAAACATCCACCCTGCTGGATGCGGATCTACAGATTCTTTTATCTGATCAATTTGTTCATCGGTTAGCGGGCCGTCGTCTGGCTCATATGCTGGTTTAATTTTTTCTTTTTCTTCTTTCAACCAACCAAAGGTCATTTGAGCGGCTAACAGCATGATAACTGCCAACGGATCAAACACAATAACAATAAGGATAATGACCCAAGTGACTGCCTTCTCAAGAAGGTTGGCATCCGTATTGTCGCCATATACAAATGCCGCAATGTATTTTATTGGACCAACTTCGGCTTCTACTTTGCGAATCTCGGCGGCAATCGGTGCTCGCTCTTCAGCAAGTATGCTAACTGTTTTCTGTTCGGCGGCAATCTCGGATTGAAGGCGAGCACGTTCTTTTTGTTGTGCTCGTCGTAGTGCAACTGCTTTGTCAGCACCTTTTTCGTCTTGGCTTCGACCCATAACTTGGTCCACAGCCTCATCCATCTGTTTAAGAGCCTTACGGTTGACATCTATATTATCCTTGGCTGTTTTAATTTTTTCATCATAGATAGCAATCTTGCTGGTTACATCGCCTGACACTAGACTTTGATCACTGTGTGCTTTACTTAAGAATCCAAAGATGCCCATGCTGGTAATAAACATCAGTACCAACACCGCAGTGGTCATGTAGATTTTCATCAACGCAGGAGCACGATGCCAATTTTCTTTTAACCAACTTGCACACACTAATTTGGCTACTTCTAAACTGCCACCCATAATATAGATAGGAATAGCGGCAGCGGCAAAGATAGCGGCAAGACCGATGACAGAATAATAAATGGCCACTGCTGATATAATCAGGCCAGTGGCCAACAAAAGCACTGCTAATATCATTGTTGATTATGCAGTCTGTGTCAAATTAGCCTCAACTGCTACCGAGACATCGGCAAAAACGTTTGCTGGAGTGTCTGGTTGAGTAATCGTGATGGCTTCTTGAAATGACGAGTCATTGCCAGTTGGATCCATAGTTCTATAAGTTTTAGTGTACCCGCTAGCACCACCACGAGTAATTCCTCTAGTCACTGCTTCTTGGATACAGTCTTCTATAGCGGTAGCCAAACTGCCTGCAGATAATGCTTCAAATGTGCTAGTGGTCAGTGTGGTTGAACCGTCACTCAATGTGCCAGCGCCAATGATTTTTTGCCAACCGCCTAGCACATATTCTTCTTGTGCATAGCCAACAGTAAAACTTAAACTGGTAGTAATGTCGTCTGACTCGTCTAGTGTGCTAGGTCCTGATTCTAAACTAGTAATATCTAAAATCATAGGTTGGCTGAATCTGCTCAATTCGTCTATAATCGCTTGCCAACGCATGTTGCCACGTGCTCTACGACGGCTGTTGTTCAAACTAGTTGGTAATGTTGTAAATGAGTTAAAATCATCTACTTCAACACCGCCCGATGTGTCTAATGTAGCGGTAGTTGGGTAACCGCTTGCATCAATAGAGATGCGATAAAAATTTGGGGTTAGTTGATCTTGTGTGTTTTGAAATCCTGATGCCATGTTATGGTCCTCTTTATATAATATTTAGTCACTTAAAGATGATCAAAGCCATTAACATTGCCTGTACAAAGAATCCAAAGCCAATGGTAATGATGTTCAACAAATCTTTAGCAATAACTGATCGCACAAAAAACGTAAACAGACCCAGCCACATTAGGGCAATCATGTCAACCGGTGGTAATTTTTCAGTTAGCCCTGTTAATACTGCAATCAAGGTAGGAATAGTGGCTAAATGTACCAGTATAACTCCAACCCAGCCCAATGTTTCTGCTGACAAATGCCCAATGTTCTCTGTAACACTGTCGCGCATTTTCTTTAAATTTACCAATTCTCTCAAACTAACTTGCATGATTTTTCCTTATTTGTAAAATACGTGTCCGCCAATTTGGGCTACTTTTTCTCTATCCCATTTTGGATTTATGTGTGTAGCATGAAAATACAGAGCATTTTTCAAACTGGGCAGTCTAAAATTTTCCAACAGTACCTGACGTGCTACTAACTCACTTTCTCGAAATACTGCGATGTTTTTTGGTTTAACACCACTGGCTTGCTGACAGTACCAACTGAATTGGCAAAGTACCTTTTCGTAAACTACGTTCTTTTGATAGACCACTTGGCAGATATCTTTTGGAAATTTTCCACTTTCTGCACGATTGATAGTGACCTGGGCCACTGCTACTTTACCTTCGAAGGACTCGCCTCCTGCTTCAAAATAGATATTTTTTGCCAGACATTCTAACTGTTTGTTTCTAACATCTGCTGTGATAACACTAGTTGACATTGTCAACTGCTTTGCTGGATCAAGTTTATACTTGATTGCTTTGTATCCAATAAATCCTGCTACTGCTAGACCTATCAATACAAGTAAGACTTTTATGAAAATTTTCATTGTTTTTCCTTTACTTGATTGGGTAAATTAGTTATAACCAGAAATGAACCAATTATCTGCGCATTTTTGAAATGTCAACAGCCTGCTCATCACTAAACACTGGTACTGCATTGCTTTTATGCATAGTAGCAATACCCTTAACTTTGGTTCCTGTATAAACAGGACTAGGCTTCAACAGAGCATTGCCACCAGTATCAACACTTCGAATATGTGAAGTAGTATTGCGGCCTTCTGGAATGGCAAGACTGTAAGAGTCTGTTAGCGGTGCGGCACTCATGGCTCGCTTACGCTTTTTGTCTTCAATCTCTACAGCCCATTTCTTCTGTAGTTCTTTCCACGATTCGTCCAACGCTCTGGCTTTGCGAGCATGTTCTGCAGAAGCAAATTTTTGTTTGCCTTTCTTCTTGCCTGTGGTACTAAGCCAAGGTCCTTCCAAATGCATAGTCATAATACGCCAACTGTTGTTAGTATGTGTGTATTATAGCACAAATGGTCGCACCAGTCAACAGTTTTGACTATGTTTAGATTACGATCGATTGGCTACTAGGGTCAACATGTCTTCGTAATCCATACCGCTGAGTTGATCTCCCAACTCCATTACACAGTCTTCGGCTGTTTCCCAACCCGATATACCCAAAAGTTCATAAACTTCGCGTTTAGATACTTCTTCTGCCCGCATGTAGCATACCCAAAGTACTGTGACAAATCCCAAAGTGAAAATTGTTTCTTGGTCAACTACGTAGTGTCTCTCGGCCCAATCAATAGTTTGATTGAGATAATAGTTTAAATCTTCCAGACGATTTTCCATCTGTGCTATCCAATATTGAGTGTCATTCCTAGTCCAATATTTTGTCATACTCTGAAACTTTCACCACATCCGCAACGATCACGTTCATTTGGATTGCGAAACTCGAAACCTTCATTCAGCCCGTTTCGAACCCAATCCACTTCCACACCTTGGATATACGCAAGACTTTTTGGATCAACAAATAACTTGCATCCCTGGCTTTCAAAACATTGATCGTCTGTAGTTAGACTATCTACATATTCCAACACATAGGCAAGGCCACTGCATCCTGTAGTTTTTACACCTAGTCGGATGCCCACACCTCGTCCACGTTTAGTCAACTGCTGTTTTATTTTTTTAGCCGCTGTGTCGGTTACGGTAATCATTTACGGCTGCTTTGATGGCATCTTCAGCCAATATTGAACAATGTATCTTAACTGGCGGTAGGGCTAGTTCTTCGGCGATTTCGGAGTTTTTAATTGCTCCGGCTTGGTCAAGTGTTTTTCCTTTGACCCATTCCGTAATGAGGCTTGAACTCGCGATAGCCGATCCGCAGCCATACGTTTTAAATTTTGCATCTGTAATAATACCTGTATCATGATCAACCTTTATCTGTAGTTTCATTACGTCGCCGCAAGCAGGTGCGCCAACCATACCAGTACCAACACTAGGATCACTCTTGTCAAAAGATCCGACATTCCTGGGATTTTCATAGTGGTCTACAACCTTATCTGAGTATGCCATTATTGTGTACAAGTCCTTTCACGATAGACTTGTCCATCGGAATTTTGTATTTCTTTCCACTCAGTACAAACTGTTTGACGTTGTATGATTACTGACTGCGGTGGTTGTACTATTATAGGAGACTGTTGATTCTCTCTAGCAATTACTGCACCTGCGATTCCGCCAATGACCAACGGTGCTACCCAGTAACCAAAGCCTGGACCCGCATGACGATGGCCATGATGACGCCAGTGATGATTATGTTGAGCGAATGCTGTGGCACTGACCGTTAGTAACAGAACAGTTAAAAGTTTTTTCATATTATACCCCTTGTAAGTATATAACGTATTTACCCGGGGATTTGTTGACAGATTACTTGCCCGATGCTTCTTTACGTGCGTTTTTAGTTGCTGTTACATCGTTACGAGTTTCTTTGCACAACTTAGCCAAGTCTTGGCAAGCCTTGCGAACACGGGTGCCGGCAGCGCCAACTTCCTTGTCATAGAACTTTTCGAAGTCTGACTCCATTGCTTCTACGATTTTTGTGAACTCTTGATATTTGTTTGCTGACATAATTGTCTCCTTGTTGTTATATTAGTTATTACCAGTGACGAATTGTGTTTGCAATAATGAAGCAACACGTTATCACATGTATGATGACCCAGAAGGTCTTTAAAAACAACGCTATACGTGCTTCTCTTAAAGTAAGTATAGGTGTATCTGGACGGTCTTCGTCGGTTTGACCCATTAAATGACCTGTGGCTCTCGCCCAAACTTTCTCTAAACTGTTCATGTTAGATCAAGTTGCTTCTCCAACCAAGGCTTACAGTTGGCCCAAGTTGTAAAGATGTGTGCTACACCGCCAGCGTCTTCCCATTCTTTACAGTTACTGTGTCTATCGTCGATCAAGATGTCACCTGCATTTTTACAGTGGCGCCATTTGTCGTAACTGAATGGTCCAATAGTAACTGGTACTCCGGGGAAGTGATCATTGGCCCACATAACTTTGTCACTCACAGCCATAGGCATTGAGTAGTCGTGTGGTAATGCTGTTAGAAAGCGCAAATGATACTGTGGATTTTTTTCAATGTAGGCCTTACACATATCGACCATTTCGTGTGCGCCCTCCATCAAAGGCAAGTTACGATAGAATCGCATGTCGTCTTTGACTCGATCCCACTCTTCTTGCGGAATACGTTCGCCGTCTTTGTCCCAACGCTTCTTAAGAACTTGTTGTGCATGTGCATGCCAATCTGCAACGACATCGTCCATGTCTAAATAAATGTTCATTTGATGTATCTAATTAATCTGCAAATACAGTCGAAGATCCTGAAGTTATCGATCCAGCATCAGCCGAATCCCCAACTCGGGCAATAGGTTTACCATTGACAAACACAGTGCCTGATCCTGAATTAACAACAGCAGTATGAGTAACCGAACAACCCGTGCCAGTCAATCTGTGAACTACTGTAGGATCGCCTTGACGCTCAACACCTAATCCCTCAACAAACACATCACCCGATGGCCCTGTGAGTGTTGTAGTTCCGTCACATCCATGACCTGTAGAAATTGAATCACCGATTCTTGCTATTGCTGGCATAATATTATCCTGTTACAATACTGCCCGCTGATACAGGTTGTATACCAGTGGTTTGAAATGTATATTGATCTGCTACTTCTTTGGCTGTTTCGCCTTTGGTCATAACCAGTTGTTTGTTGATACCGTAGTTCTTATCCGGATCGGTAGTCATCATCAACGGTGCAAACGCAGGCCCCTTGGCAGTCATGGCCAACATCAAAGGTCTACCCACCACCAATTCTGACATGTCTTCACTGACATATTTTCCAATTATTTCTTCACCTGAGGTGATTTTAAGTGATATGATATCACCAACTGCAAATTTTGATTTTTCAAATAACATTAAATTTCTCCGTCTCCGTATCCTACTATATTATCACGGTCTAATAATTTTTTAAGATCATTAAATCCCCCAATGACATCGCCATTGATTACAATTTGTGGCAATGTTCTAGCAGCAGGTATGTGTTCCAACAACTCTTCTTTAGTCCAACCGTCGCCTATTTTACGCTCTTCAAAGGTAATATTTTTTTGTTGCAACAATGACTTGGCTTGATCACAATACGGGCAATGATATTTGCTCCAAACAACAACTTTCATTTAATTTCCTCTTTCAATTTCAACTAATGTTCGGGTGTCGCCTGCCAGTTGTTCAACAACTTGCTGTAGTGCAGATATATTGTCGTTGTCCATAATTGCAGTCATGTCGGCACCGTCGGGCAACAATGTGCTGATTTTAATTATTATAACTTCTTCATTTAGTTTTGCCATATTTTTCCTTATAATGCGGGTAATTCTTCGTAGTTTACACTGTCACTCATAATGCCAATAACATAGTTAGTGCTTTCGTTTTCTTGCAGTGCAGTTTGTTTCTTGCTGGTGTCCACGTGTTTATTGAACCACGGGATTGGTGTAGTCTTGGGCGCGGTGTTCCAGTATTTAATACCAACGTCTTTCAACGCTGCCACTGCTGTATAATCTACAAAGTCTTTCAGTATGTTGGCATTTAGACCAATCACCGGTCCTTTTTGGAATAGATAGTCTGCCCACGCTTTTTCTTCTTGTATAACGCCTTTGTACAATTCAATCACCTCTTGTTCGCACTCGCGAGCAGCCACTACAAATCGAGGATCTTCCTTAACCACTTGGTTGATCAAATAGGCAGTCCACCCTTTGTGTAGCAGTTCGTCTTGCAGAATCAGACTGATGATGTTGCCGTTGCCAATGAAGATCTTGTTCTCAACCATGGCCAAACTAGTAGCGAACGATACCATGAAGCGGAATGCCTCCAAAGCGTAACTGGCGTGTAGTGCCAACCAAACGGCTTTAACGTGTTCCTTCTCAGTGACTTCCATGCCAAGTTCTTTGCGGCAGTTGATAGCGTGTAACTTGTCATAGTAGTTGCCCACACTTGATGCCATGTCTACAATTTCTTTGGTATCATGGATGGTGTTAAACACATCCTTGGGCACATTATAAATGTTACGAATGATATGACTGTAACTCTTGCTGTGAATGTTAGTTTCAAAGAAACCCCAGTTGTACATCAGTGCTTCAACTTCGGGCAGACTACAAACAGGAGTGAATACCTGTGTTGGTCCACGACCTTGCAAACTATCAAGTGCTGTTTGACGTAACAAGTTGCTGGTAAAGATATGCTTGACAGCATCGCTGGCATCTTTAAAGTCATTTGCATCTTTACTAAGACTAATTTCTTCTGGTTGCCAGAAGAAGCCACGGGCTGTAGCATCGAAGTCTGCAATCTTTTTATATTTGACTTCTTCGAAGCGTTGGATAGTAACTGGCCCTGCTGGATCTAGAAACATCTTACGGCTTAGATAGTCTGTCTTTGTTGTTAAGTTGTATTGTTGTTTTGACATAGTTTTATAATTTGCATGATTCGCAATCTTCTTCGTCATCAAAGTTGATAGGCTCTAACATAGTAGGAGCATCTTCTGCAACAGCCTTGCTACCTGCCTTGTTGATTAGACTGTAGTAGAATGTTTTCAATCCCCATACGTGTGCCTGCATCAAGTTCTTGGCGATCAATGTAGTTGGCACTTTACGATCTGCCCAGTGTGCAGGATTGTAAAATGTGTTTGTTGAAATACTTTGGTCGACATAGGCGGCAAGAACTGCTGCGGTTTTTAGGTATCCAACGCAGTCCTTTTGTTCCCACATCATTTGATATTTGTTTTTCAGTTTGGCATATTCAGGAACAACCTGAGTGAATGACCCTGCTTTTGATTCCTTGGTACTGATCAAACTCATGGGCATTTCAATGCCATTGGTTGAGTTAATAACAACACTGGAACTTTCTACAGGGGCAATGGCCATCAATGTGGCATTACGCACACCGTACTGCTTCATATTACCACGTAGTGATTCCCAGTCTAGTTCCGGAGCGAAGTCTACTAATTCATTAACTCCCTTGGCACGTAGTTCCCAGGGGAATACGCCTTGACCGTATCTAGTTTTGTGACTTTCTGTACATGGGCCACGCTCTTTGGCCAACTCCACTGTGGCTTCTGTTAGATAATAGGCCTGATGTTCCATCCATGTCTTAACTTCTTGCAGTGCATCTTTGTCGCCATACTTTAGGCCACGCTTGGCATGCCAGTAGGCCAAATTGGTAATACCAATGCCCAACGGTTGTATCTCGTCATTACTCAATTTACTTTGTATTGACAAGAAGTCTTGATAGTCAAGAATGTTACACAGGCTACGCTGTAGAATCCTGCAGGCTCTACGCATATCCTCTGGGTTCCGGAACGATCCCCAGTTGATAGATCCCAGTGTACATAACGCTATGCGGCCACTGTCGTCGTCTAATCGTTTGAATGGACGTGTGGGTAATAGGATCTCACAGCACAAGTTACTCTGATATATCGTATGATATTCAGGATCAAAGGGTCCTTGACTCATTACATTGTCAATGAACACCAAATAGATTCGACCGGTGTCTGTGCGTTCTTTCAGTATACCACTCTTGAACACTTCTTCGGCGCTCATCGTTTTCTTACGGAGGCCTTTTTGTTTTTCATATTTTACATATAGTTCTTCAAACAATGCAGTGTCTTTGTAAAATGCTTCATACAAGTCTGGCACTTCATTGGGGTCAAAGAAAGTTATGTCTTCTTTGTTTTTAAATCGTCTCCAGAAGAAAGCACTAAGCACAACCCCATAATCCATATGACGGACTCGGGTTTCTTCTGTTCCTTGGTTGTTCTTAAGAACAATAAGATCATCAAACTGATGATGCCAAATAGGATAAAATACAGTAGCACTTGCATTACGAATACCTCCCTGCGAACATGATCGCAAATCACCGAACCATTTTTTCAGGAAAGGTATCATACCTGTGTGCATAATCTCACCACCTCTGATGGGACTACCCAACGGACGTAAGCGTCCTATCTCCAAACCAATGCCCGCTCGCTTGCTGGCATACTTGGCCATCATTTCCCCAGAGGCAAAAATAGAGTCCAGATCGTCATCGCTACGAATAAGAACACAGGAACTAAACTGTTTGGTAGGAGTACCAAGGCCAGCAAGTACAGGAGTAGCAAGAGTAAAAAGACCATCACTGGCGGCGTTGTAATACTCTTTGATATAACGCATACGTGCTGAGTTAGGTTCTTCTTTATGGAATACAGTTGCGGCTGCAACCATGTAACGAATTTGTGGAGTTTCATATGTCTGTTTAGTACTACGATTCTTAACCAAGTACTTCTCAATCAACTGCTCAATGGCAGCATAACTGTACTGTTCATCTTTTTCATGATCCAGCATGTCATTCATCTTGTTCCAGTCTTCTTCACTATACCACTCGAGCAGTTCGCTAGTATACAGTCCAGTGGCCACATTGGTCTTGACGATAGAATAAAGATCTGGCACTGTGTAACTGCCATAGATATCTTTGCGTAACATGCTAAGGCGTTGTTTGCCCGCTACATATTGATAGTTAGTATGCCCAACATCTGGATTAGATTCTACATCAATAAGATCCACAATGGCACGTAGTGTTATTTCATCTATTTCTCTAGTAGTGATACCGTCGTAGAAATGAGGTTGCGCTTTGATCTCAATCATGCTTTGACTGACATCGGCAATGTTTTTACATACTTTTGCTATCTGAGTTTGCCATTTTTCAATGGTCAATTGCTCACGTTGACCATTTCTCTTTATTACTGTTATGTTGTTCATTTGTTTTCTTGATAAGGAAAATATTTATACCCCTTGACATTATTAGTTTAATTAGTTGAGGTTAGAAAATATTGTTCAAAATCAAATGGTTATAAATTTATCAAAATTGATTTATGTACTATACTGTATATGTATATTTTAATACATTACTATAATTATTGCAATTGATCTGATTAAGAAAGTGCCGAATATGTATAGACAAATTTACCATTGTCGCCGACGGTGCTGTTGGTATAACTCACAACCACCGTGTCCACGCTGCCACTACCGTCAGAATCCACAATGGCTGCAAAAAACTGTAGATTGGAATCTGCGCCAACAGTGCCTGTGAATTCATATTCGTCTGTAATCTGCAATCCACCGTTGATCGAATCCACTGCAATGTTCAATGTGCCTTTGCGCATCATTGTTTGAGCAGCGCCATTGCTGATGCTTTGATACATATAGTTCACCGCATAGGCAGCACTGGAATAGTAGGGCAATCTGAACAACGGAAATGCAAGAGTTTTTTGTACGATGTCAAGACTTCTAGCAAAATTGTTTGCAAAGGCCACAGTGCCATTATGGGCAGTAAAATATCTACTGCCGAAATTGCCTTCAGACATAGTCTCTGTTCTATCTGACCAATCTTGCACTGTGGCATTGCCGCTGGATAAAAATGATATATGGGCTGTAACAGCATTGAGATTGGTAGATCCATCATTGCCAACAAATGTAAATCTATTGCTTTTTGATGTATTACTGTCCCCGTTGGTAATTAAAAAACCTTCACGATCGATATTGCTAAATTTGCTGTTGCTGATCATGCAAAGCCTTGGGCCTAACAATTGACCGGCACCAAACAGATTGCTGTTTTGTCCAAAACTTGTACCTCGATAACAAGTGTCAAATTCGCAGTGATCCCATATGCAGTAATTGATGTCGTAATCACTATAGATTCCATAACTAAACCCACTGACCTTGCATTGAGTAAAATACAAACGTTCGCAGGTAACAATGTCACTCACTGCCCTTAACGCAAATCCTACATTGTCAGTATTGCTGCCATCTAGACTAGACCACATTCCGCTAAATGCTATTTGATGAAACACACTGTCACGTACTGCGTCTAACTGCATCATAGTTTCTGTTGCTACGGTACTGTGTACACTGAATCCAACCATTGAAATATTCTTAGGTTGATTATTGTAGGTAGTACTGTTCAATGTGCTACGTAATGCCACTGTGGATGTGTCGTTAATAAAAATAAAAGCCGGTTGATTATGTGAATGTAAGAATATAGTTTTTCCAATGCCAGCGCCTTTGATATTACAGTTGCTGGGAATATACACTGGAGCAGATAAAATATACGTGCCAGCGGGCACATCCAGTGTAACACGGCTGTCTGCGGTGTTGATAGTTGCTGGGTTTAAAAACAATTGATCAATGGCACGTTGTATTGCAACAGTGTTGTCAGTGCTGCCGTCGCCCATTGCACCAAAACTCAACGCAGACACGTAGTCGTCTAGTCTTTGATTTATACTGCGTTCGACTGGAAAGTTGGGGTCGCTGCCTGTCTGTACACTGCTGCCCAAAAAGTTTTTGTACACATACTGTTCGACAAAGTCCAACAGATTGTCATGTTCAGTTAATATCTTGGTATTGCCCACATAGGGCGCACCTTCTGCCACTGCGCCGTTGCCCACAAACATCTCTTGTGTATCAACAGCCCATGCCATCTCGCCGCTGGCTAACTGTGGTAACCCTGAACCTTGATTTTTTTGTCCTCTACGGACCTGTATTCTTGAAATTTGAACAACAGCCATGAAAATATCCTCTTATGGGATATTTAGCCGTATTTTGCGTAGTATTCTTCTACTCGTTTGCACCAACGTTCTGTCCAGTAGTCAAAGTCTTTGGGTTCTAGGATAAACTCCTGATATACAGGTTCTCCCCAGACCATGGGCGCAATTTCAGGCGGTTTAACGCACATTAGAATAACGCCCTTGCGGATGTTTGTACCGTGTACTTCGTTGTGTGCTAGAGCGTATGCAGTGAGTTGAATAAAGTAATCGTCAATATATTCTAGTTTCTTGGGCTTGTTAGTCTGTTTGTAATCTAGAATGCTCTGATCGCCGTTGTGTACGCCCACACAGTCAGTAGTACCCGCATATAGTTCAGGAAAGAACAAAGGTACTTCATTGCCCCATACTTCGCTAACAGGCCCAAATCCCTGCTTGATAATACAGTCAGCCATTTTGTGACTCTGTTGACTAAACGGGTTAGAACCGGGAGTAGACAAAAATCCTTGCGTGACATAGTCTTCAAGGTACTTGTGCATCCTAGTACCACGGCTGGCTGCTTCGGTGGTAATCTGTCGAGCCTTTTCTTCTCCAACTGCCTTGCGCCAATTGGCCAGTGCTTCACGTGCTTCTGCGGGTTTGGTCTTGTCTAGGATTGTGGTAACACTGGGCACTTTGTTACCGTCCGGAGTTGCATATAGACGTTTGCCTGTGCTGTCGTCTCTGGATAATGCAGTGTAGTTGTATTTTTCTATTAATAATGACATAACCTATATTTTACTATGTCACATTAGTTATGTCAACCTTGTCGGCGAGATGTAGCAGACTTGGCCATTTGTGCTACTTTGCTCTGGCCGCCACTTTGACCAGTGTCAGTTGAATCTTTTTTGGTTTTTATTTGCACTGTATTGTCATCGTATCTTTTGATATACTGTTTCAATACTTCACCTTGCGGAGAGTCCCACAGTCTTTTCAATCCGTCTAATGTCAATCCGGTGAAATCTGTGAAGGTGTTTTCTGCCCAATTATACACAGCCGATTGATCTGCAGCATCGGCCTGTTTCTGAATGGCTTCCAAAGAACCAATGATATCTAAAATATCATTGGTTTCTTCTTTCATTACTTTTTTTTTGAGCCTAACATCAATCCCAGTCTACGGCTAAGATCAATGCTTTCACGTTGTTCTCTACCTGCTGGTGATTCTTCTGATGAGCCGCCAATTGCTGGAGGTTCTTCAATGCCTGGTTCCATTTCAGGAGTTTCGGGAGGAGTCATCCCCATGCCTTGAGCATCTTCTTGTCCGGTCAAAATTCCAACAGCACCAGATAATGCTTGACGATTTTTTTCTAATGTAGTGTAAATCTCAGCCAATGCTGGTTTCACAATGGCTGCATATTTTTCACTGATCTCTGAGCCCATTTCATCTCTTATAGAGTCTAGTAATTCTAACATGTTTTCTGCTTGCATTGAAGCAGTGTCTTCTAACCAGCCTGTTAATTTGTCAACCATATCTTTACTGGCCATTATCAACTCTGCACGTTCTTCTTCGCCTTCTGTTAAAATGCGTTGTGCCTCTTTGTTGCCTGACATTTCTGCCATTAGTCTTGCCACTACGTATTGGGCTTGATCTTCATTCAATTCATTACGGATAACCAATTCATCGATTAAATCTCTAGCAGTGTCTTGCTGTTGACTCAAACGCCACACAGCAACTTTCAACCATTCATCGCTGACATTTTCCATAGCAGTGAATCGCTTGGCCATCTTGTCTGGATCTTTGTGCAATTTTTTACTTTCCATTTGTACGGCTTCTCCTAGTTCGTTACGTTCTTGAATAGCACGATTTATAACATCTAACAAACTGCGAGTCTTGTGATACGCATTAGACTCCAGCATGGAATCATAACTTTCGTTTGTTTCGATAGTGTTAATAGAAGTTCGTAGTCGATTGCGAGCATCTTCTAGTTGTTCTAAAGTAAAAGTTTCTAAATTGACCTTATAGCCAAACGTTTTAGCCATGTTTTCATTCAAAACTTTGCTGTTTAATGATTTTCCGAATTCTTTGACCTGCATGTTCTATCCTACCCAATATGATATATTTATTAAAATGATGTTCTATACATCTGTTGTATTTGTTCTTTTATGTCAGATATTTTTGCATAACATTCTTGCAATCTAAACAAATAGTTATCTTTTTTCACTGTGTCGTTGGTTTTTTTCATCTGATATCTAAAATGTGTGATATCGTTGTGTAACTTAGCGTAGAGTTGATCCATACTCAAAATCAATTTGAACTCTCGCATTTTGCTTTTTTCATAATTTTTTGCAGCCATCAACGCAGATATTCTTAGATAAAATCTATCGACCAAGTCTAAGCCATTGAAGTTAGCATACAGATTCCAATATTCTTGACTGTCTTGTTTGATCACATAGTCATTGTAAGTGATGACATTGTTCACAATCTTAATAGGCAGTTCTTTCAGTAACTGCTGCTCTATCATATTGTGATGTTTTTTAGATATTTTCATCTTAGGCCTGCAATACTCAACATTGCTATCAATTCTGGGCTTTCTTTAACTGCTGCAGGATTTTGTTTCTGGAAGGCTGCAAACTTCTTAGGATCAACACCTTTGCGGTCTGCACTAGCATCTACGCTGTTGATAGAATCTGCTTCTGGACCTTGTGCTGTTAATGTCTTAACACCAATTGGATTTTGTTGAACCCTAGCAGTAGTATTCCCTATGTTTGCTGTCATGTCTGATGACCCATCTTTGTTCTGTCTCATACTCAACGGACCTTGATTGTAACTCATATCGCCGTTGGCATGTTGTGTTACACCGTTGAATGAAATGTCTTCACCCTTTAAGCCAGATAGTTCTTTAATACGATCAAGTTCTTCCATTGGGGCAGTAGCAGGTATCTTCATATTGTTTCCGGCTGTCTTACGATTGGCCATGGCTTGATCTAACTGAGGCATCTGTGCCTGCATCTGTTTAATCTGCGCTTGCATTGCTGGTAGTTGCGCCTTGCCGTCGGCAATGGCGTCATCAACACTCTTTCGTTCTTCTGGGGTGTATGTTGACCACTGTGCTGTATCTGCTTTGGCTTTTTCTAATAGGCCAATCCATTCTGTAAACATCTCAAGCAACTGCGGCATGAAGTTGGCAAACTCTTTCGCAGTCTTGACCATTGTGGCATCCATGTCAATGGATCCGTCTGGTTCAGTGACTAGCATATTCATTAGTCCGGCACTGTCTTCTGGCGACAATCCTGATTTGGCTGCTGATTTCTGTAGCCAGGCTTTGTATGATTCTGCGCTGTCAATAGGAGGATCACCATCGTCTTCTTCGGTACCCATGGCTTCTGCGCTGACTACCTGTGTTCCAGGCTTTAATGCATCGCCGGCAGCATCTGGTTTCATCTGCACAGTTCCGGGCTTGGCACCTGGCAACAGTGCATCTTTGGTTGTTTCTATTTCAGTGCCAGTAGGTGTTTTGATTTTGATTTTACCGCTGGCATCAGGTGCGGCTGACACAGTGCCTAACGGATCACCTGTGGCTTCGCCTACTTTGTTGGGCAAGCCTTTATGTTTGGTCTTGGCAAAATCTTTAGCGTCGGACTTGCTCATGCCGGCTGCTGTTTTGGCCACTGCTGGGCTGGCTGGCTCTTCGCCTTTCTTGGCTGCATATACCATGCCCATAAACTTTTGTTGTTGTTGGCTCACTGATTTCTCTGTGATTACTTGATTGATTTTCATTTCATGTTCTCCACAGAGAGTATTTCACTCTGCACGTTGTACTTATGTTCTCTAAGACGATCTATCCAACCATTTGCACGTAGCACTTTAAAGGCTAGATTTTCCACACTGAACTCACCTTCACGGTCTAGTCCAGTTTGGCGTAATTTTTTAATACTGGTTTGCACTGACTCTATATAGTCTAGGTCGTCAGTGTTCAATGCTGATGAGATTTTGCCTAGATAGTTATTGACCTTGCGGCGCACATCCTGATCACTAATTCTCACTTTGACCACCTTGGGCTCACTGATCCATCGACTGTTTTTAATGCTGTAAATTCCAGCACTGTGATGCGTGTCACGACTGTCTTGTACATAGAGTTCAACATCTATGCCTTTCACAGTGAAATTGTGTAGATAGTTGTATTGATTTTTCTTAGCATCAAACAGTTGTTTGTACAGTTTGGCTTGCGCTTGGGGAATGTCTGCAATGATGTGCAGATCAAGATCACTGTTGGGTGTATAGGTATAGGCTGCGTTGCTGCCCGATATGGTGATGTCTACAATTTTAAAATCTATGCCAATAAAGGTCACAAAGTCTTTGGCAATTTTCAGTAATGCTAACCTAATTAAAGGCTTGAGTTGTTGATTGTTCCACAACAGTGGATTTAACGTGTTGTGAAATACAATGGCTTGATCTACTATGCCTTCTTGAAACTCTTCTAATATCATTGTTTATCATTTTAAAATGCGTAACACAGTGTCGGCATGAGCAGTCATCCAACTCAACACCACTGCGCCGCCAGCGATAGTGTAAATCCATCGTTGTTTAAAACTTTCTAATTCTGTAATTTTTTTGGCCAATTGGCTGTGTTGTTCACAACTTGCCCCGTACATGTCATCTAGTTTGGCCATGACACTGTCACGAGTTTTATCCAAACAGTCGTGCATATCCTTGACATCAACCTTGATCTCGTCTAATTTTTCGTCTAGGTTTGCTACCTTGGTTTCTACTACACCAAGTCGTTCTACTGTAGTGGCCATCGTGGCTGATTCCTTTTATGTTAAGTCAAGTTCCCGGCGGGACATGTGCCTAAGTGTTCCGAATGCCTAATGTGCCTGTAATGAGTTATTTATCGCTATAACTGAAAATGATATTAGCGTCTGGGCCGCTAGTCATAAACATAGGGCGTTTCAACACAGTGGTTTCATCCAAGTTAGGTATGATGGGTACTAGATCGAAATCGTGTCGGAGCCAATGTATAGGATCACCACTCTTTTCAAACAGATAGTCAATTTCCATTTGCCACTCAAACTGCCACATCTTTACTGTTTTGTTTACAGCAAAACCCTGACTCTTGCCCGTGGCTTCTATCACTGTGGGTTTCACTGTGTAATAGACATTGCCCCTTATGCCCAAAGTCTGCAACACAGTGTTAAAATTCTGTTGTTGATCAAACTGCTGTTGACGTCCCGATTCTTGTCTATACTGTCCGGTGGCAGTGATATCTATCAATGTGATCAACTTGTATTCCATGGCAAGTATTTAACAGCCGTAAAAAAGCCCCGGAATAAATCCGAGGCCTCTTCCCATCCCTTTGGAAAGTTTGATTAGGTTAGCACTAATCCTGTTTCAACGCATGTAGAACCTGTAACGGTAAGGTTACCATCTTTACCTGCTGTAGTGCCGGGGTTGCCCAAGGCTTGTAGAACACCTGAAGAGTTGTAACTGGTCTTAGCAATGACATGAATGTCATCTTCGATAGCGGCTGGTAATGTTACTGCGGAACCACCTGCTAGACGTGGAACCCATGTTGCACCGTCGGCCTCTCCTGAACCACCTACATCCAATGCTACGAAGATGAAACCATCTGTGGCTGCACTGTCACCGACACGCATGTGCTCAATTGTTCCGTAGTTCTGTAGAATTTGAACTACTTGTTGAACTAGACCTGGTGTATTGTCATCATCACCACCTGAAGCAGTAACAGAGTCACTGCCAAATTCATTGGCTAAACTAACTGCGGTTGCACTGCCGTCGATGATTGCGATTTTGAAAAAACGCAATTGACGTTGTGCGAAACTGAACGATTTTGCCGCTGTTCCTGCGGCGCTGTTTACTAAAATTGCTGGCATAATATATTCTCCTTGTTGCCTGCCCCGGCTCACGGGGACTGTATTATTATTTAGTCCAAAGTGAAAAAACTACCTTGATCAGGTGTCTTTTGACTCGATTATCTTTTTAATTCCGCGGGTGAATTTGGCACTGTCGCCTGTGCGTATCGAGTTGATAAACCGGCGTTCTAGTTCTGCGGCTGTTTCAACATCATAGTGTTCACGAATCAATGAAATTAGATTCACTGCACTTTGTATGATATTGGCGCCGCGGCTTTCTACAACCAAATCGGTATTTCTTGATATGCCCAAGTCGCTGAGTTCTTGCAGTATTGATCTAGTGCTTTTACGCATATAATTCTCTATAATATATTTAACCTTTTCTTTTGACAGAATAAGATTTGATAATTGTTGCAATGCAGTATATAATACTAAATACATTAGTAGAAACACTAGTAGTGTTTACCACTAGTATCTACATACACTTACACAAGGATTATAGCATGAAATATCTATCAGAGCAAATGATTAGAATCATGGAACGTTTAACCGAAATGTTTCCGGGTTCGTCATATCAAAATCGTTTAGATGCTTATCTAAGCACCAAAGGTATTACCGATGCCGCACAGTTGGAAAACTACATCCAACAATTTAACTATTCTCACAAGGAAAAAAATATATGAAAACAATCGTCAACTCAATCTGGTTATTTTTAGAAGCATTTGGGCAGGCTCGTGATGCCGCAAGTCTTGCTCGTCAAGGCCGTATAGAAGAAGCCAAAGCGGTATACGGAAACTAAAATGGAATTAGCAGCAATTCAAATTATACTATTTGGGGTAATAATTCTTGTGTATATGGTACAGGAGTTTGATAAATGACCTACTTAGATATATTGTTAACCCTACTACGCTGGAAAGATCTAGGATGGGAAGTACATCCTATTAATCTACAAGAAGAGTTTCAGGGCTGGTTCTAGGCCGCTAAATATTGGCATGAACTTGGTGTACATTCACGGGGCTAATGCCACCAGCGAGAGCTTTAACTATATTAAGAGTAAACTGGGCACTGGTCTAGACCTTAACTATGATAGTCGAAATGGGTTTGAAAATAACCTAAAAGATATGCAGGCAACACTACAGGACCATAAGGACCTAGTGTTTATTGCCCATAGTCTAGGTGGCATCTATAGTCTACATTTGGCCAACTCAATGCCCCTTGCTGTTAAGGGTGCTGTGACCCTAAGCACACCCTATGGTGGCGCTGAAGTAGCGGACTATGCTCAATACTTCTTGCCATTTAGTCGACTGATGCGTGACATTGGTCCCAGTTCGTGGGTAATGAAGCAGGCTAAACGTATTAAAATACAGCATCCCTGGACTAATATAGTAACTGTAAAAGGGCAAAGTGCCTTTATGCATGAGCCTAATGACGGTGTGGTGACCATTGCCAGTCAAAAGCATCATGAGGATATGGAACTAGTAGAAGTAGAATACAACCACTATGAAGTTGTGCTGAGTGACGTAGTGGTTGGACTTATCAAGGAACGAGTAAACAAGTTCAAGAAATAAGTTGCTTTTAGATCACAAAGCATATATAATAGTACATAGAGAAAAAGAAGTATCTATGTTAACAGACATTACACACAGGAGATTAATATGTCACAATTCGAAACACCAAAACTACCAGAAGTTAAATTCAACAAGAACGGATACGAAATCCGCACAGACATCTTGGACATGGCCAAAGGCTTGGTTAGTGAAGATTTTCACGCTAAGTTCCGTGGTTGGGAACTGACCGCTGCTCGCGATGAAAAGACTGGACAATTCCTTACTAAGGTTGAAATGCCAACTTTTCCAGGACTTGACAAGGTTCTTGAAACTGCCGAGAAGATGTACAGTTTTGTAAACAACGGCGTAAAGAAATAAATTATATACTCGCATAGCGAATACTTAAATTATTATATTATAAACAAAAAGGACCCTTCGGGGTCCTTTTTTAATTAGTGCTCACTTACGAGGTCCAATAGCGAGTTGGATGATTCGAGGCAGCAGCCGCCCCACCACGGTAACTAGTACCGGTCCTAAGGGTGTTAGTTGCACCAACTCTGTTTAGCATCGCCGTAGTATTCACGTGCTAAACCGTTGGTAATTAATCCTTGACGAATGCTCTGCCCATTAACTAAGATGTCTCCCAATATACGGCCGCCGAACTTGTCCCAACCGTAGATGATAACTTGATGTTTAGGGTGGGATTGAATGGCCTGTGTGGTAAATTTGCTGGCCACTAATGCTCGCTCATTTTCTTGTGGGCACTGTGCTCGGTGGCCTTTTTCTGGTGTGTCGACTCCGTAGATTCTAACAGCAAGTTCTGGCTTGAGAGGAGCGGGGAGAAAGGGGGCAGCGATTACAATAGTATCGCCATCACTCACACGGATAATTTGTGCATCGTATGTTGCTGACTTTGCGGGCATCTTGCCTTGTGCAAAGGCCAGTACCGGAACTGACAACAACAATAATAAAAACTTCTTCATACTAACTCCAATAAGTGCTATTATTTATACCCAGGTAACTATTTCCAAAGTACTTGACCAAAGTTTTCTGGTATAATATTAAAATAATCACACTTATACTTGCTTTGTGGAAACCATGCTAGATGATGCCATTCATCTTTCCTGGCCAACATCTGTTTGGCTGCGTATTCCCAATCAATGTTTAGAAATTTGTTTTGATATAGTTGTCTATACTCTTCTATTACTGCTGGCTCTGTGTTATCATATTCCCAGTGTAATACTTCAAAGATAGTACCGTCCGGCTGTATATATTCCACACAAAGATCTAAACCAAATCTTGGACGCTGTTGTAAAACTCTATGTATTCTAGGATCCTGTTGGGCTAGATTCCATAAAAATTCTGCAGCCTCTCCATCATAGGCTCTTCTGTAAAGAATGAAACTGTGATTTAGAATAACTCCAGATTTTGTAATAGGCTGAGCTAACCAATCTGTTTTTTGTGTAAGATAGTCTTCTCGATAAAAAACACCATTATTGGCTCTTATTAATTCTATTTCTAACTCAGTCAACCCAAAACCATTAGGGTCAAAGTCAAGCGTAGGGTCATCGCTGAGTACATCAATAGAGCAGGGGTTAGAGTAGAAAGCATTTGTTTCTACTCTATCATATTTAACAAATAAATTGTTCATTTTTTACGACGTTCAAACATAGGTTTTCTCCTTTCAATTTACTTAGTTATTTTACAATAGGTCCGCCTGTGATCCAGGCTTCGCAGCTACGTGTTCCTGCACATTTGAAATGCAGTAGATTGCAGTAGCCTAGGTCTGCTGCTTCACGAGTCTTTTCTGCTTCGTATGCTTCTTTGCCCATGCCGTCGTGTATGCACTTGTACATTGCATCTGTGATGTTGAATGCCGCACAATTACCACAGGTCATTGTCTTGGCGGTCTTTTCCGTTATGTTCCATTGCTTGGCACTGTCTTTCCAATAGTCGCCTGGCTCATCAGGATTGGCAGGACCGTAGTGATGTTTGTCTATAGCCGTCTGTCTATTCTTAACATTTACTTCTAGGTCGTGAGTGGCAATAGGACAGCCTTTGTTGGCTGCTTCTACGATGTTGATATATTTTCTATAGGTCATATACTTCCTTCAGTTAGGGGTTAGCCACTAACAGTATCTCGTAGTTCACAGCCGTTTTACCCGACCCTGCTTCGATTGTAGTATACACGTCAGTCTTTTCAGATAATACTATTGGGAATGGGAAGTCGTAGATGTATGTGCTGTTGTCCACAATGGCCACGTGTAAAACCGTGAATGCTTTATTAAAAGCGCGACGCATAAAGTTTACCACAGTGGCTGCTGTTGAACTGGAATCAAATTTAAACAAGTATCCAGTATAACCTGCGGGCACAGTATACACTCCTGCTTGTGCTCTACCTCTACCTGCTGACATTTTAGAAACTACGGTGCCAGTGCCTGATGTTACATGAACAGTAATATCACCCGCATTGGTATTTGCACCATTACACATAATACTATGAATACGCAAGAACTGTTTGGTCGATGTTATCACAGTCCTAGAGTCTGATGCGTCAAGTGTTATCACTTCTGTTTGATTGGCATAGTTGGCATCTAGTCCGTCGATGAGTATTGGCATACTTCTGTCAGTGGCATTGTTAGTTGAACTCTTTAGATACAGAGTCTGTGCTGTTACTAGACTGCTCCAGGGATATGCTGTTCCTGCGCTCCATACAGCATCACCTGCTGATGTGGTGGGATTGTATCCTGTAATTTGTTCTACAGTATGCCCAGCAATCAATCCCTGTGTTATCTGCATGGTCCACAACTTGCCTTGAGCACTGCCTCCAATAGTAGTCACACTGCCTGTAACTGTTATTGGATTTCCTGCGTCGTTTTTAATCTCTACTTCAGGAAGTGAGGCGATACTGACTGGTTGTGTTGCCTGCCAGAATGTACCTGTTACTGCCTGCGTAGCGGGAAAGTTAGATACTGATACACTACCGTCTACTGTTAAACTACCGTTGTTGTCTGTGACTGCTACAGGTTGATTTACGGTAACTGTGCCGCCTACGGGCAAGTAAGCAGTGGTCAATACACCGCTGGTGCCTACTTCTGTTATGTGCGTGTGAACAGGATCTTCTGGTGTAGAGTTAACTGTAACTGTGCCAGGAATGTTAACATCACCGTTGATATTAATGTCGCTACCGATGTCAACACGCAGAACTGGTTTGCCGTCCGCATTATACTCCATGGCCTGATGCAGGTCATTCAGTCTATAATCTTTACTGTCGTGTTCGTAAGTCATTATAGTCCGTAGTAGGATTTGGTTGTGTTATAGTTGCTCAGTATCTCAGCATCACTCAATGTTCGACTATAAATCTGTATGGCTCCCATGCCGCCGTTGAAGTTGGGGTCTGGAGGATTGCCCCAGTTTGATTTGCCAATATAACAATTGGCTCTGACGCCGGCTACAGGGGCTGCTACAGTTCCTGTGCCTGTCAGCACTCCATCTATGAATACTTTTCCCACAGTTCCTGTGGGAGTCCATGTGGCACATACATGATGCCATCCTGTGTTGGCCTGTAGTTCAACTGTAGATTGAACAGTATCTCCACTTGGGCCAACCCACAACGCAGGCATACCATTTGTGCCTAATGTGGAAGACAACAACACATTGTCCGAGCCTGCGTCACTGCCAAAGTCTATAATACGGTTCCAGTTAGGTACGCTAATAACATAAACCCAACTTTGAATTGTGTATCCAGCACTGGTAAAGTAAACGCCTGGTGGGCATTGCGCATATTGTGCGTCTGAACCGTCAAATGCCAATGCTCCGCCTAGGGCCTCACCGTAGGCAATGCCGCCGTAGACTGTGGCGTGATTGTTGTTGCCGCTGAGATCATACCAAGTAGTTTCTCCAGGTGTTCTTGACCAACTGTTTAAATTACGAGCATCTAAATTTAATACCAGTCCTTCTTCAATAACAGTAATGATAGTATCTGGATTCCAAGGACGTCTGTCTAGAAGTCCGCCTGTATTGGGGTTATCAACAACAACATCGCCACTATACTGTGTTGGTAACTGTGCGACATCGTATATGTTGTTAACGCGATAATAAGGTGCTGTGGGATCTATACTACCAGTAATAGTGCCGTCAAGCGCCACAGTCTTGCCCTGCCTCTTGGCTGTAGCAATAGCCAGTTTAGCTTCTTGCCTTAACTGTTTAGTTCCCAGTGTTGATATTCCGTTTGTGGCCATTATCTAACTCCGTATTGATATGCCGGATATATGCTGGGATGTTCGCCACGGATATCGCTTGGATCTTTAGGTCCGTTAACTCCGCCGCCAGCATCTGTGGTCACAGCGGCAATGTCCGCAACAACTTCGTTAGGCTCATTAGCAAATGTTGCATCTGTACCTTGACTTATCAGGTCTACTATTTGTTTGAAATGATTGATATCATCTGTGGGCTGTGTTTGTATTTCTACACTTTGAGGCTCTACTATGGACACAGCCTGTGGTGCTTCTGGTTCTACCATTTTATCTATAACATTCAACAAATCTCTAATTATTTCGGCTGCTCGCATGATTAATCCTTGATGCTATATTTATTGGTTTACTGGCTGAACACTAGTTAGATAAAAATTAATGTTGGCTTTTAATCTGGGATCTGTAGGATTCAGCAACATAGCATCAGTGCCGTATTCTACTGCTTTTTCGTATAGCCCCAACCGATAAGCACTGATTGCCGCAAGATCGGGAGTCTTAGCACCCCACACTTCGGGATCTACTGTGTACACCAATTGCTTATCAGTGATTTTCAAAGCAGACACTGCCGCAGCATAACATTCTTCCCACATGCCCAATCGATAGCAACAATCTGCTAACTCTACCCAGGGTTCACGTGTGTAAGGTGCTTCTGCAGAAGCCAGTCTAAACCATTTCAGTGCTTCGTCCCATCGACCCAGTTCACTGGCAGCACGACCCGCGCATCGCATGGCATAGCATCGTTCATTTTCCCAAGTTGCTTCAGGCATGTCTAGATATTTTTTACAAGCATCGATGCTGGCTTGCCAACGGTTATGAAAGCCTAACTCTCTAGCATAGTAAAAAGCATTACGTGGGCATCGTGGATCTTCTTTAACAGCCAGTTCCAGCAGATCCATATACTGACCACGGCTTTTTGTGGGATCAGGTTTGTGTACAGCCAATAATACATCAGTGGTAGCCCATACTTCTGTAGTTCTTGAGTCAGGCACAGGGTATTCATGGCAAGGGTGATGCCACTTGTAGCCCTTACGGTGATGAATTTTTTCATAGTAAAATACTATTCCAGCACCCCAGTCAAACTTATAGCGCAGTCTTGTTGTATCTGTTGTCCAAACTGCTTCAATGGCTTCTCGCCATCCTGGCTGTAGTTCTTCGTCTAGATCCAAACTAATACAAATATCAATATCTGCTGGTACCAGCATCAATGCGGCATTTCTAGCATGATCGAACCGCCAAGGTTGCACACTGATTTCATGCACTATGGCTCCATGTTGTCGAGATAGGGTCACTGTGTTGTCTGTACTGCCAGTATCGGCTATCACAATGCAGTCAGCATCTCGGGCTGCGGCGCAAAAACGTTCTACAAATTGACTTTCGTTTTTGGCTATGGCATAAACACATATTTTTAGTTTCTTTTGCATGCGATATTTATAGTAGTAGTTAATGGATAAATATCTTTATGATAGATCTACAGCCATTCAATACTTTGATCGACACACTGAAAGCCCAAGGCAAGTATCGTGTGTTTAACGACATACTACGTGAGAATGGAAAATTCCCACAGGCCATTTGGTACGGGCCATATGCTATCAAGAACATAACCAACTGGTGTAGCAATGACTATTTGGGCATGGGGCAAAACAAAGTTGTCATTGATGCCATGCGAACTGCACTAGACATGACTGGTGCTGGATCGGGCGGCACACGTAACATTGCCGGTACCAGTCACTATCATGTGGCCCTGGAACATGAGTTGGCTGGCCTACATCAGAAGCAACAATCCTTGCTGTTCAGTTCAGCCTATGTGGCCAACGAATGGACACTGATTGCTC